AACAAACGCTACTAAGTACCGCGCACCGGCTCGACCTTGCGTGCCAACTATTCGACGAACTCGCCCCCGTATTGGTCGAAAAATTTGGCGCTAAAGCCACCTGGTCGTATGGTCGTAACCAAATCGTTATGCCGGATCGAAGTAAATGGCTAGTACGTGCGGCTAACGGGTCGGTCGGTCACGGCCTAAGTTGTACCGCCGTAATCGCCGACGAAATATGGAATATAAACGAAGAATCCATTATGCAAGGTTTGGCGCCATCGATGCGCGCCCAACGATCCCCGCTTATGTCGCTATGGTCAACGGCCGGCACCGAAGAATCCTCGCTATTTTTAAAATTCCGGGAACAGGGATTACGCGCTATTGACGCCGGCACGTCGCCCGGTTTCTATATGGCCGAATGGTCGCCACCGCCCGAACTAAACCCGCTAAACCCCGAAGCCTGGTTATGGGGAAACCCCGCCGTCGGATTTCACGGCTTAACACTCGAAACCATCGCCGCCGAATCACAAACCCCCGACCGGGCCGCGTTCCTACGTGCATCCGTAAACCTATGGGTATCGTCCGATAAATCGTGGCTACCACACGACCTATGGCCGGCGTTAGCCCATACTGGCGAAATGCCTACCGGCGGAATCGTGGCAGTCGAGAACAGTTTCGACGAATCCCGCTACTTCGGATTACGTGCCATCGCGCTACCTGATCGCCGAATAGTCGTCGAGGTAGCGTTCGTCGTAGATACGATCGCGAAGTGTTGGGAAGAAATTCACCGCATCGGCAAAGATACTTCGGTACGGTTCGCGTTAACGCCGTCGATCGATTTACACACGCCGGCAACGTTCGAACGTCGACGCGTAATCGTTGGCTACGGTGAACTACTGAAATACACCGGCGGCGTACGTGCATTAATAACCGAAAAAATGGTACGCCACTACGGAAACTCGGCGATGCTATCCGAACACGTAATGCGCGCCGTCGCCGTCAAATCCCAGTCTGGGTTAGCGTTATCTAGTCAACGATCCCCCGGCCCGATCGAGTTAGCACGATGCCTAGTATGGGCCGTCGCGTTATCTTCACGCCCTGGGAATAATGGCGTAAAGCCGTTTTTAGTAGTCGCAAGTTAGATAGTATTTCGGGCGGTAGCGGCCCGTCGACCTAGCCTTTACGTCGGGTAACTGCAAAGCGTCCGGGCCGTTACCACCATTACACGCCGAAAATATGGCATAGTTAAAGTATGGGAATATTTAACCGCGTCAATAAAGCCGCAATATCGCCGGCGCCGGAATTTAAAGCGGCCGCCGGATGGTCAAATACTGGCGCGTCCCAAATAGGCAACTTCTATTCGTACTACGAATCAAACGCGCGCGCGCGTCTAATGTCGATCCCAACGGTAGCCAGGGGCCGCGACTTAATCGCCGGCACTATCGGTTCGTTCGGTTTAAAAATGTATCGCGAAACGTGGAACGAAACCGAATCCGAAATGACCGAAACCGAACTCGCGCCGCGTTCGTGGATCCGTCGAATAGATAAATCCGTGCCGAATAACTTTATCCTAAGTTGGACGGTAGACGATTTAATTTTTACGGGTAACGCGTTTTGGTATGTCACCGAGCGCGGATCCGATTCGTATCCTTTATCGTTTACGCGTCTACCGGCATCGATGGTGACGCTCGAAGATCAGGCGCAAACCGGGATCCGTTTCGGCCCATCGAAACAAATTTTATTTAACGGAATGCCGATCGACTATAAAGACGTCGTACAGTTTCTTAGCCCGATCCAGGGCCTTAACTCGGTTTCGCCGCGAGCATTCGAAACCGCTATACGTTTGGAAGATGCGCGCTTGCGAAATTCGGTTAGTTCCCAACCGTCGGTAACGCTTAAACAAACCGGCGGCGAGCCGTTATCCCCCACGGAATTGGCGGATTTATCGGCGGCCTACGATTACGCGCGTATGTCAAATTCGACGTGCGCGGTAAACGAATTTTTAGACGTGATACCTAATAACGCGACGCCGGATAAAATGATGCTAATCGAATCATCGAATTATCAGGCCCAGGAAATGTGCCGTCTTATCGGAATCCCCGGATACCTTGCGGGAATCAGTAGCGGAAGTTACGCCTACACCAATAATTTAGGCGCGAGGCAAGATTTGTTTGCCTTTGCGATTAAGCCTATGGCCGACTGCATCGCGCAAACTTTGTCGAGCGATAACGTATTGCCGCGCGGCGTATTCGTTTCGTTTGACGTTGACGACTACTTGACCAACACTTATTTAGGCGAAGAAAACAAATCCGAACTTGACACAATGGAAGATGAAGTAAGTAACCAAATCCCCGTACCGGAACAAATGCCTAGTTAGGATAATCCTATGATTCGTTTTACCCCGCAAGTATTCACGATCGACGCGGCGGCGTCAGATAGCCCGGACGCCCCCCGTCGGACTATTACCGGCATCGCCGCGCCGTACAATATCGACGCCGTAGTTTCATCGGGCGAACGAATCAGGTTCGCCCCTGGATCGCTACCGACCGACGGCCCGGCCCCTAAATTGTTTATGTATCACGACTCGACCCAACCGGTCGGCGTTTTAACGGAACGCGTAGATATGGGCGATTCGATGGCGTTTACCGCTCGGATATCAGATACCGCACTCGGTAGGGAAGCGATCCAACTCGCCCTAGATTCGGTACTCGATCAAGTTTCCGTAGGCGTGAACCCGCTCGAATGGACAATGGACGGCGGAACGATGGTCGTAACCCGTGCCGAATGGTACGAAATGTCGCTAGTTCCGCACGGCGCATTCGGCGCTAATGCCCATATCGCTACCGTCGCCGCATCCACCGGCGAGGGTATCCACCACGAAGAAGAAAAAGTAAGTAATATCAAAAACGAAACCCCAGTAGATGAGGAACTAAAAATGAGCGAAGAAGTAACAGCACCGGCAACTATCGAAGCCGCACCGATCGTTTACGCGCAAGCGAAACGCGAATTTAAATTGCCATCGCCTAGCGAATGGATTAGCGCACAAATGCAAGGCGGCGCTATTGCGGCAGAAATGAACGCAAAAGTACGCGCGGCCGCGCCCGACGTGAATACGTCTGATCTCGATGGCATTATGCCTTTGCCGATCGTCTCTCCGATCTACAATAATTTCCGAGGGTTGCGCCCTGTGATCGATGCCGTAGGCGTTCGACAGATGCCCTCGGCCGGTAAGGTTTTTATTCGTCCAGTAGTGAGTACCCATACTTCGATGGCTACCGCGTCTGAAAATACAACCATTCAGGCCGGAACGTTTGTCGTAGACGACGTACAAATTACAAAGGGAATTTATGGCGGATACGTCGAAGTTTCCGAAGCGTCACTCGACTGGTCACAGCCGGAAGTGTTGGGCGCGTTGCTCGACGATATGGCCCGAATTTATGCGAATACCGTCGATAACGTCGCGGCAGATGCGCTCGAAGCCGGAACAACAAATACCAATAACTTCACCGCCGCAAATATTGCGGATCCGACCGCGTGGATTACCTGGATTTATCAGGCCGCCTCGGACATTCTCACCGACTCAAACGGAAACCTACCGACACACTTGTTCCTCGCACCTAACCGATGGGCGAGTTTGGGAAATCTTAGCGATACGTCGAAGCGTCCGCTATTCCCGAACATCGGGCCAATGAACGCGCTCGGTCAACTGCCGGCAGGCGACTACGCGGGTAACGCGTTCGGTTTGCAAGTAGTAGTCGATCGCAACTTGCCATCCGGCACGATGATTATCGGCGATGCAACTAGTGGCGGGTTTGAGTGTTGGGAACAAATGAAGGGCGCGATCAGTCTGAACCAACCAACTACGCTTAGCCGTCAAATCGCATTCCGAGGCTATTTCTCGGCAAAGATGATCGACGCGACTAAGTTCATTAAAGCCGCGTTCGTCTGATCTGAAAGGTAGGCCGAATTTATGGCCGCCTATTCGGTCACTCATAAACAAATCACCGCTAATTATTGCGTACTGCAAACGTTAACGAATACCGAACTAGTAGTAGGTGGATCGATCGTCGTTACTGGCGTCGATGCAACTATTAACGGCACGTATTCGATTTACGCGCTACCGCAATATTTACTAACTGGCGTTGACGAATTTGGCGATTTAATTTACGACCCGTTAGTTCCGATTCAAAATCAAGTATTATTTGCGAAGGTAGCCGACGACGTAGAACGCCAGTCGTCTACGGGAACTATCACCTATTCGCCCGTTTGTACGTGGATCGTCGCCGGTGACATCGAAGACTATTTGGGAATCGGAACCGCTACGGCGGCCGATGCGTCGTTTCTTACTATTTGCGCGGCGGCGGCGAACGCGTTCGCATATCGTCGACGTGCGGAAGCGAACTACGCTAACGAAT